ATTTATCACCTATGATATATGGGAACACTGGTTTTAAGAATGATCTGAAAGGACCATCAGATTCTTCTGTATTATTAATTGTTGAAAAATACGCATAAATTCCTTCTGGAAAATCTGGAGTTTTACAGTATCTTCCATTATATTCATCCAAATCACCAGTTCCATCATAAAAATAATCTTCAATAAAAAATCCAACTGGATATAGTGAAGGTCTTATTGGAGAATTGATGATTCTATATCCAGATTTCATTCTGGTTACAACTCCACCTTCTGGATCTGCATATCCATAAGGGCCATAAATTGGATTTCCATCATAGGCCCAACCTATTAATGGTGAATGGTATTTAATTGATGATGTATCATTTACGGAATCTTCTCTGTAAATAGTTGTTCCATCAACACCAATTGAAGTTGAAAGTAAAGATTGTCTTAACTTTCTTGGTGCATATGCATGACAATACTCTAATTCATATTTTTTATTGATCGCATTATAAATTATTCCATCATCATCTGTTATTTGATCTGTTGTTATAAGCCTCTCCACCAAGTTTATATTCCATGATTTTATATAAGTTTCAAATTTAACACCAAATCCAGATGATGAAACTCGTATTCTTGTGTTACTTTGAGTATAATTTGAACCAGATTTACTAATAATTACATCAATAATTTTTCCATCACTAAGAATAGGTAGTAATTCTGCTCCAGAACCATCTCCTTCAACTATTAAATCTGGAATTGAATTATATTCTAGTCCAACATTATTAATTAAAATACCAACTATTTTACCATTAGAAATAATTGGTGATATACTTGCATCCTTTCCACTTGAAACATACACTGATGGTTGTTTTCTATAATTAATAATTTCTTGGTCACCATACTGTTGTCCATAATTGCTTAAAGAAACTGATTCTATTCTTCCCCTAAAAATAGGTCTTATTTTAACTGAAGAATCTTGCCCAGAAAAAGTTATTATTCCTACTGGATTTTCAATTTTTACTGAAATTGGTAGATAATTTAACTCATGTACTCCAGATCCAATAGATATTAAATTACTGAAAATATTATTATCATAGTAATAATTTTCAGAAATGGATCCAACTCCTACTGGAGATAATTTAATAGTATCAACATCAATGACTTTTACATAATAATTTGTAGATGAAGAAAGACCTGATATTAAAGTCTCATTAGAATCATATGTAACTACTTCCTTTCCTTTATAACCATGGTCTTTTATTCTAATAATATCGGAATAAATGTTAACATGTTCTGGTAAGAAGAACACTCTTTTATTCTCATATCCAGATCCACTTTCTACGACATCGATAGAAGATATTATATTTTTGGGGTCAAAAGTTGTAAATTTATGTACTCCAGATCCAAAAGATGTAATATTTACGGTATTTAATCCTGCAACAGCATTTTCATATGTTGAATATAGTTTTATATTTGATGCATCAGTTGGTATTGCATAATATACTGAATTATCAAATAATCCACCTACAGGAGTTTGATTATTTGAACTGTAAATTATTTTTTCAAATTTATTAAATCTATGGTAAGTTGTAAATCCTATGGTATTATTAGTTAAATCAATCAATCCAGATGTTGAGTATGCACCAAATTCAACTGAAGTGTATATTTTAGATACTTTACATTCTGCTATTGCACCAGACCCATTTCCACCAGAAATAGTTACTTTTGGTATACCATTAGTAAAGGAATAATTATTTTCTAGTATTTCAATTCTTTTTAATGATCCATTAACATGACAAACACCAGTAGCACCTATCCCAGTAGTGTCTTCAATAGTTAAAATTGGTGGATTAATAACATCATAATTTTCATCACCAAAAGAAGAAACTATTATTTTATCTATTGGGCCATAATTAATAAAATCTCCAGTTTTGTAACTTAAAAGTTCAACACCATTAAGTAACATTCCAATTTGTCCAGGGACAACTTTAGTTTTTACACTAGAATTTATTGTTGGGACGAAATTTCTAATTAAAGGTTGAGGTTGAATACTTTGATTTGCAAATTTAGTTATTTGAAATATGTTATCAACAACTTCTCCACTCACAAAAGTATAATTTTCTGTGTAAATATTTGATCTACTTGTACAAATGCGTATTACATTATCGTTTATTTTTTTAACATAATATGTTCCTTCTGGGATATTTAATTTATTATTAACACCACCATTGGTATATGATATAGAATCTCCAGTAAAGAATGGATGTTTTCCAATATTTAATTCATATCCATCATAAAATCCACTAAATTTAACTGAAAAATCTTTAAATTTGAGAGGAACATTTAAATAATTTGGTAATGATGGTGATGTGACATATACCCCATCATTTTTATCGATATAAACATTACTAACATTAGATGATATTATTTTTATACTTTCATTTTCATCAGTATTAACTTTGTTAATATTTTTAATAGCAATATAGGTCAGATTAACATTTATTGAATCATTTAACTGAATATCAAAAGAATTTTTGTTGGCAATTTTTATAACAAGAGATGTATAACTATTTCCATTATTACTCTTTAATGTAACAGTATCGCCCAAGGTAATTGTATTTTGATCTTTAGTAATTACTCTATATCTAAATCCAGAAAGTTGTTGAACCGTTAATACAGTAAAATATGGAGAACAATTTACTAACCAATTAGAACTTAAAGTATTATTACGATTGATACCTAGAGAAACTATATCAAGCCTGTCGTTGTCCTCATAGAAATAACTTTCATCTAAAGTATCAATATCAGATAAAACTCCACTTATTCTTACTTTAATTATTTCATCATTATAATAAGAATATGCATAAAATGGAGAATAAATTTCAAATGATCTATCAAGTTCTATTACACCACTACAACCAAGAAACTGAGTTAATGTTTTAGATGTGTATTCAATGGTAAAAATATTAAATTCATCAAATCTTACCTGTAAAGTTCCAGAATCTGGAAATCCTAATGTTGAATCCACATCAAGATATGTTTGACCTTCTAATGTATTAGAAGTTAAATATGTTTTGGGGTGGTATTGAAAAACATCTGTATTAATTCCTTCAGAAAAATCTAAACTTACTTTATAATATGATCTATTATTTCTAATTATTTTCTCTACATTAGTTACTGTTCCAGATGCATAATTAATTAAACCTGGAACTTCATCTTGGAATAAAGTTAAGTTTATTAACTTTTCAACTTCACCTGTTAACTTTTCTACTACCAAATCTCTTGTTATGCGATAATCTGTATCTGATGCCTGTATTACATAATCTCTTGGTTTGATAACTTTTGCACCTATTCCAAAAATAGATTTAAATAGTAAATCAAAAGAAACATCAGACCCTTTTGAGGAATAAAAATCTTTAAGTTTGTATAAAAGATTTTTTTCATTTATAGATTCGTATAAATCAACACCTTCAAATCCTGGAGCAAATTGGTACTTATATTTTTTAAAGAATTCCTTTAAAAATAATACACTAAGATTATATACTATAGAACCACTTTTATGTTCTGAAGATACTGAGGTTTCAAACAATAATTGATCTTTTATTTCTGTTCTATATGATGTTATTCCACTAAAAGACCTTGTACACTCTCTGAAAGAGTTTTCTGTGGAATATTTGTATGATATTATCTCATCATTTATTTTTACTAATCCATTTTCTTTTGGGAAATCTTTGGTTGAAGATACGAAGATTTCTGTATCAGTAAAAGATATATCTTCTAATAATTCTGTGGTAAAAAATAGTTCAGATATATTATCTAGTTTTACATATTGATCTATATTATTTAAAATATCTAGTGGACCACCCTGATATTCTGCTGAGTTATAATATTCCTGTAAAAATTCTAAAATACGTGGAGATTCCTCAAACAAAAATTCGGGAATTTGAGACTTGATTAAATTTTTTGTTTTTATTCTAGAATTTAACATACAATTAATTTCTTATTAGATTTCCATTTAAGTAGCTTGATGATACTATATATTGAGATCCCGATACGTCTCTCCCAGACGATATTGAATCTTCAATTAAATCAATATTAGACTTTGAATTGTCTAATTGCAAATACAAATCTTGTTTTCCAATAATATCATTTGATTTTGGGATCACCGAAAATTCTATGATATTAATACCATCAACTTTTTTTGAATTTATTATGTTAATAGTTGATATTTTTATCTCACCTTTAACATAATCTATGACACCAACATCAGATCTAACTAAAACTGGTTCTGAAGAAGACCCCAATTTAAATAAAAATAATCTTCCAGTCAAAAGATCTGGATTTGGTACATCTGAAAAGTACACTGTATCACTAACACCAGGTATATTTAATCCAGAAGATTTTATGTTATAACCTTTTTGACTTTTAACATAAAATTCATTACCGAAACATACTTCATACTCTGCAAATTTTGAAATTTCAACCCGTAAATCTCTTCGCATAGAGATTTTAGTGATGTTTGATGTTATAGAATCATCTGAATCATCTATTAATTTTAGAAATTTACTATATTTAAATCTTGAAGAGTATCTATTTAATTCAGTAGATTTTGCATATTTTGTAAGATTATCTAAAACTCTATTTTTAACAACACTCACAGACCTAGTTAAATTTGTATTAAAGTAGACTTGAGAATCGTATTCAATATAAACATATTTTAAGTCAACAAATTCTGGAACTATTCCCGCAACTGCGTATTTTCTAAGTTTAAATTTTAAGTTATCTTTAACATTATTAGGAATGTATGCACCATTTTTAGGCTTTACAGCAATAAAAACTTTCCCAAATTTTGGAGGATCCAATTCTTCACCACCAAATACTGATATTGATTCTACTTCTGGGTATATTGATGGTATTAATGCTTCATAATCGGCAGAAGTTACTGCTCTATTTTGTGATGCATATACTCTTGGAGCAAACTTTTTTATTGATGCTACTTCTTCTATTGGTTTACCACCAGTTGATGCCTGAATAGTTGTTATAAATGGTGTTGGTATTTGTAATTCGTCACCATTATTATCTACAAATGATCCAGAAAAAGTAAATTCGGATATTCCATTAGAACTTGGACCCGATGTAACGATATACGATGCTTCTATATAATTTTTATCGTCCAAAGGTGTTCCAAAAGTACCATCACCGAATATTAATTCATACCTCTGATCTGCTATTTCACTTAAGAAGAAAATTTTATCAGTGGACTTTACTTCACTTATATTATTAACAAAATTAAATATTCTGGAAATAGAACTTTGAATGGAATCTCTTACTACAACTCTTAATGTTGAAGTGTCTATATTGATATTATCTAGGACAAAATTTTGGTTTTTGTTTAACGAATCTACTATAAAATTACTTGATAATAATGTTCCTTCAAGAACTTCTATATCATCAAAGGATGCTATTCCATTTATAACTGGAACAGTAATATCATCAGCAATAGAAAATACGTAGCTTTGTGCCCCGAAAGAACGTGTTGTTGTACAAACTGGGCCTTTCTTTAATGTAACTGTAATTGCATTATCTGCAATTCCAATAACATCTACGAAAAAAGATATTTTTGCTTTAGAGCATGTGGTAGATCTTGGTAAATATCCAACATGCTTCGCTAATGAAACTACATTTTCCCTTAGAGTAGCAGAATCTAAAAATACTTCATTACTCAACATATTAGCATTATATGAAGAGATATAAGTATTATATGCTAGTATGTCTATTAAAATAGATAAATTGGAACCTTCAAAATCATAATCCGTGAAGGTTGAATTTGATCTTAAATAATCTTTTATTGAAGTCTTTATCTGCTCAAAATCTAAGTTTGAGAAATTTACTAATGCCATTTATCTAGTTGGTAGTAATACAAATGATAGTTGTTGAGGTAAAGCATCAATGCCAACTATATTATAGAATATCGATATATTAAAAGCATTATTTGAATAATCTGGATTAACAATCACATCTGTTAAAATTACTCTTGGTTCGTAATTTTCGATAGTATCACGTATTTCAGATCTTATAAGATCTGCTGTAGATTCATCCATATTTTCAAATAAAAGTCTTGAAACTTTAGATCCAAGATTTCTTTGAAAAAATCTTTCCCCTCTATTAGTCAAAACTAAATTTCTTATGGAACGTGCTATGGCAGTTTCATTAGTAATTATTGCAATATCTTTAGATAAAGGATTGAGTAATAAAGAATTACTAATGTCTTTAAAACCTATACTAACACGTTCTAAAGGCATAATTTTTTAATGTAATTAAAATAATTTATACATTATTTATTACATTAAATCCATTTCTTTGATGGGATTGGTTCTGTACCATAACCCCAGTCATCATAGTCTTCATCATTCCTTATTTTTTCATGAATTTCATTTTGTAATTCAAAGTTATGCTTCTTTGGTGTAATGTCATCATTATTAATTTCTCTCAGCATTTTTGGTTGTTGATTTAAATTATCTAATGATCCATAATCAGTCACTAATTTATCAGTACCCCACATAGAATGCATGTAGTTTGGATCTCTGTCTGGTTGCTTGTTCATTGTTTACTATTTGATAAGTTAACACAGAACTTTTTAAGGGGTTTCTATCCCTTAAATTAAAATTTTATGAACTAATATATAAACTTCACAACTTTATCCACAAAAAGTTCTGATGTTTGTATCCCATAATGATGGCCATCTCTAGCATAATCAACTTTATCAATAAAAGGTATATAATGTTTAGCGATACTTTCTACTGAATTGTGGATTGTTTTTCTTGTTGGAAATGGATAAGAATTAATTTCATCATTAATTATTGAATGAATAACTTTATGATGATTTAAAGATTCTACTTTTTTTATACATCTCAAAGTATTTTTTAAATTTTCAGATAACACTTTGATATTTTTATTAGATTGATAATCTTTATTACTTAACAAAGAAATCCTTCTGTCTTCATCTATTAATGATGTATCTGGATCTTCTCTTCTATCAAAATAACTCCAATGAATTACTACAAATTTTGGGGATATTTGTTTAATAATACTTATAACTTTTCTTGATATCCATTCATTACTTGCACCATCCATACTTATATTAATTGTTCTTATCCCAGTAATTTTTTCTAATTTTTTTGTCCATATAGAATCATATGGGCATCCCATACCAACAGTAAAACTATCACCAAAACACCAAATACAATTTCTTAGTTCTTCAACTGTTTCTGGCCATTCTTCATCACGAAATCCTCTACTATTAAATTTATAAGATACTTCATAAGGATAATGATTAAAAAATGATTTAGATACACATTCTTCTAAGGAATCTAGTCCACTAGTACTCCATACTTGATTTTGTCTTGTTGTGAGAACAAAATTAGGTAAAATCATACTTGGGTCAACCGAAACCATATTTAAATTATCATCATTAAAAATATTTATTTGATAACTGGTTTATCTGTTTTCTTCTCGTAAATATAAATCTGGTTTTTTCTATCTGGGAAAAAGTCTTTTTGTTCTCCTTCTCTATCTAAGTCACTTGTGATGCAATGTAATCCACCATCCCAAAAATATCTATGTCTAAAATTAACAATGTGTGGAGTTATATTGTGTCTTTCAAAGGCATCAAAAACATCCTTATTATAGTTATTACAAACTACATTATGCTCATCAATGACTAATATATTTACATCAAAAACTGTTTCTTCAACATAATAAACCCATTTATTCAACCAAGATTCCACAAAATCTGTGAAATCATCATTATACTCTTCACCAGGAACCCACCATTTACCTTTGTTTTTTTCTTTTAAATCTAAAAATGGTTTAACTCTGTTCCAACTTTGATCTGGTAATGATACTACCTCCCAACCAGGAAAAGTCTTATTATGACTATAAGGTTTATTTAAACTTATAATTAAACCTGGTTTTACTGGACAAAAAGATGAATCGGTGTGACCAGAAATCTCTTTAATAATGTGACATCTATAATCAGTAAAATGTTTTTTTATTGTGTAATTATAAATGATAGATAAATTACTTTGTGAATGAACACTACCAAAAATTAAATCTTTACCTATTCTTGTTATAACCGCAGTATTTTCACCATCACTAGATATTACTTCGTTTCCACAACTTGTAACATATTCTTTTGCAGTTTTAAAAGAATCAAAATTACTATTTGCTGAGAAATGAGATAATGAATTAACTTTTAGTGTGCTATAATAATCTAATAAAAATATTTCTATCTCTTCTTTTGTTTTGAATCTTTTAATTTTACCTTGAAGTTTAAAGGTGTGTAATAGTTCCAAAAAATCTTCACTATCAAATTCTTTATTTTCTAATACTTGTTCATATAATTTCATTAATTGTCCAAACTTTTTGTCTGGTGCAAAAAATCTATTACCAAACATGCCAGTATAGTCTCTAGGACACATTGGTGGGGGATAATATTTCTTGGTTTTCTTATCGAGATATATTTCAAAATCATCAGATACATCAGTTCTTATTACCTTTACTTTAAATTTTTCTAATAAAGTAATTAATTTCTGATAATCTTCTTCAGTCTCTATAGCAATTCTCTCCATTACGGAGCGAACTTTTGGATTTTCTATGAAACTATAGAATTCTGGTGGATAACTTTTTCCTACTAGGCATACTTTTAATGGATCCCAATGTTGATGAACAGATAGCATATTATTTGTTAACCCATTTTACACGAATAATTTTCTCTAAAATTTTACTAGCAAGAAGAAAATTTGTATTAATTCCATAATGATTACCATCTCTTGCCAGATCAACTTTTTCTTGAAATATAATATAATTTTTACATATGGATTTAATACTATTATGTATTGATCTAGATGTTGCATATGGATAAAAATTAATTTCATCACAAATCACGGAATGAATTATCGTACCTGAATGATTTGAATTTTCAACTTTTTTGATACATTTTAAGGTATTCTTTAAATTAACGTGTAGATCTTGGTGATGTTTATTATCTTGATAATCTCCATCACTTAATAAAGAAATCCTTCGATCTTCATCTATTAATGATGTATCTGGATCTTCTCTTCTATCAAAATAACTCCAATGTATAATCATGAGTTTTGGATCTATTTCTTCAATGACACGTAAGACTTTTCTTGATATCCATTCATTACTTGCACCATCCATACTTATATTAATTGTTCTGACATTAACATCTTTATTCAATGTAACTGATATTGCTTTTGTGTATTGTTGCTCTAAAGATTTTACCCATATAGAATCATATGGACATCCCATACCAGTAGTAAAACTATCACCAAAACACCAAATACATTTTTTTAATTTTTCTATATCTTCTAACCATTCTTCATCACGAAATCCTCTAGAATTGTATTTGTAAGATACTTCATGGGGATAATTTTCAAAGTATGATTTAGATAGGCAGAATTCTTCAGTATCTAAACCATGATAATCCCACAATTGATTTGCTCTAGTAGTAAGCACAAAATCTGGTAAAATCATATCCTACATTACTTTCAATGAAGATATTTATCCTACACCTTTAAGAATTTTTTATAAGTAAATTGTAATCTTCTTCTAGTATTTCTTTTAAATATTCATCATCCCAGTATTTGTAGTAGTCAGTTTCTAATAATTTTTTTCTAAATTTTGCCAACTTCTCTTTTGGTTGAGATAAAATTAAATTATATCTACCATTATTAGTCTGAACACCATTGATATAAGTATTTCTCCCTGCAGTATCCTCAAAAAACTTATAGTCTTGATGTTGATTGTTATAAAAAGAAACCCATTCTAGTATTGTTTCTAATGTTATATCTTCTTCTAATATAAAAATAGCGACATCATACCCAGGAACAGGTACAATATCGCTACATGAACATTCTTTTATGTAAGTTTTTGATTTGGAAGCAAAAGGACAGATTGAAAAGTTACCCAATTCGGGTCTTTGTTTTGAAACTTTCTTTATCCATTCTTTGATGTATGCTTCCTTATCACTCATATATTACTTTCCTTGTCCCCTGTAAGGCTTACGAGCACCATTGCGAGACGAAGCGGCATATTTGGTCCCATTACCTTGTCCTTGTCGAGACTTTTTCGGTGGTCCAGGGCTATAAGTCTTTGCTTTATAAGAACCAGTAGATTTTGCTTTAGCAGCCATCAGTCAATTTCCTCCATTTGTATATCGTCTGGGTTAATCTTTTCGTTATTGTAATACTTTAATGCCAGTTCATGAAGGGCATCAGCGGTTTCGTCATAAGATAAATTATCACGAAAAACTTCACCCT